TAAACACGCATAGCGCCATTCAATGTACCAACAAACTTAGTGTTTGTAGGAGCTTCGAATGTACCTTCTGTTGTACGAGCAAATGCGCTTGTAGTAGCAGATTGTAGAATTGTCAATGCTTGGTTAGAAACAACTGCCCAGTTACCAGCACCACGACGTGTACGTTGAGCAATTAAATTGCTTGCACGGTTGATCATGATTGCCAATGCGGCGTGTTCGTCACCTACGAATGTTGCTGTACCGCTAACCAAAGACTGGTCATATGTATAGTCAACTGTTGCCAAAGCACGTAGAGAAGCTAGGATCTCTTGGTCGATTTCAGCAGTAATTTCTTGTGCTAAAGCGGCCATGATTTCTGCTTCGATATCAATACCTTGTTGAGCTTGTGCGTCTTGAGCAGCCTCAAAAGTCCAACGTGCGCTTAGTTTACGAGACTTAGCTTCGACTGGAGCTTTCAAGATTTGAATGCTCATACGGTTACCTGGTTGACCTTCTAGTGTACTAGTAGCAGCCGCACCTGGTAGAGATGAACTGTTGTTACCAGAGTATGCTTGAGCAATTTTGAATGGGCTCAATGCTTCTTCACCTGCTACAACTTCGTTGCTAGAATCAGCATAACGAACACGTAGAGTGTGAATTTGACCAACTGGACCTGTCATTGGCTGAACGCCGATGATTTCGTTGGCAATAACTGTAGGCATAACACGACGGATAACTGGAAGAATAACACGGTTAAGTGTTGCTACGTTACCTGCACTAGTTGCACCTGATGTTGCGCTTTCAGCCAAATACTTGCGTGTATTCTCTAAGCAAACTTGCATAGAAGAACGACGTGTACCAGATAGGCCTTCAAGCAGAGCGTCTTTGGTCTCTGACCATCTTTCATTTAATAGTTGTGACATTATATATTGTCTCCTTGAAAAGTTATTTTAGACCCGCTAGTTTGCGGATATCTAATATATTGTCTAAGCCTACCTCGGCTTTTACTTCACGATTTCCAGTTACTTCAGCACCTTCACTTAATACAACCTTTTTAGCGGTTGGCTTACGTGTTTGTCCTTCCATCACTGCTGGTAGGTATTTGTCAAAAGATTCATTTAGTTTTTGTGTTGGAACGGATTCTAACAATTCTTTCATGATATCTCTCTTATCAGCACCCAACGGGGCTAATAACTCGCCCATAACATTCTTGCGCTCCATCAAATCTTTAGTAATGCGGATTTCGCGGTCTTTAGATTCAACCAAGTGTGCTTTTTCTGTTACAGCTTGTTTTGCTTCTGCTAATTCTTGATCTTTCTTCTTGATGATCTTTAACAATTTACTTGTTTCAGATTTCTCATTTAGGAAGGAACCAGCAAACTCTTGTGCAAACGCTTCATACAACTTGCGACCAAAGTCATTGTTACGGGCACTGTCAATGTCTTCTTTCAATTGCTTGATTTCAGATGTCAACTTGCTAGTGACTGTATTCTCAACTACCTTGCTTGCTTGTTTTACAAACGTACTGCGAATTTCTGCGAATTTGTTTTTAGCTTCACGGACTAACTTAACTTTCGTTTCAGCTAGATCTTTCTTATCTTCGGCAAATTCACTGATTTCTTTAGCTAGAGCATGTACTACGAAATTCTCTAGCTTGCTAAAGTTCTCGGAAACTTTTTTACGGTCACCTTGGAACTCTACTAACTCTTTACCTAGTTGCTTCATGACAAAGCCTTCTAACTTTTTAGCATCTTCAGCAATACGTGTTTGGTATTGTGCTTTTGCTTCAGCTAGAGCCTGCTTGTCAGCATGCAATTCGGACATCTCTACGGTCAAACGATCGCTTAACATCTTGTCGATTGCTTCAACCATAACTGTTTTGTCATGGTTGTATTTTTGTGCAAATTCTTCACGAAGTTCTGCGGTCACTTGGTCGCGTGTTTCTTGAATCTTTTGTGTCAAGGCAGCTTCAACAACTTGTGTTGTTTCTTCTGTCATTACACCTGACTCAACTAACTGTTTGAATGCGTCCAACATTTATTTTCTCCTCGGGCTTATTTTAGACCTTTAATAATTTGCATGAGACTCTCTTGCAAGTATTTCTGGGCCTTTGGATCTTCTTTTACTTCTTGTGCAACCTTGAACGCTCTCATTCCGCCACGGGCATTCATTAAATGCTCGTAAACTGGAGTGGGATACGCACCAGGTGCGCTAGGTTGAGCAACTACGTCTACTGTGATAATCTCGAAATCGGATACATGGCCGTTTATGTCGTTGACATTGCCACTACCACGAGAACTTACGCCAAGTTTTACACCTGCTTCGAGCATAGTACGTACTAGTTGTCCCATCGGTGTAGGTAAAATTTTCATCTTACCATAACCATTAGGACCCTCCATCCACATTTGAGTAATCATATGGGATACACGGTCCAAATTTACTTTTAAATCATCAGGATGATCGACTTCACCCAACACACTGTAACCATTTTTAATTTGATCATTCAGTGCGTTAACTGCACGTTCAATTTCATCCACTGGATAAACACGCTGATTAGCATTACGAATGCCACCTTGAATAGCAATACCCTTCAAATGAAGAGTTTTGCCATCTTTATCATCCGACTCCATTACGATGCCGGATTGATCAAAGCTCAAGTGTTCACGTAGATAAGAATATTTGCTCATCCTGTTTTCTCTAATTAAGCGTTACGGTTAGGAGCGCCGTTGATTGGGCTCTTTACTTGTCCAACGCTTGTCTGTCCTGCTTTGTCGCCTGTACCAGAACCAACTGGACCTGCGGTCTTGTTGTTACCTGGATAACCAGCACCTTGTTTTGCTAGGGTCTTAACGCCAGACTTTTTACCGTCAACGTTGTGGATACCACTGGCAAACTTCTCACCCTTCTCTGGGTTGATGCCTTTGTTTACTTTAGCTGGGCTTGTACCAGTATTGGCTTCACCTTCTGCAAAACCTTGGTTCAAATTCTTAGCATTGGCGCCACTTTCTGGTTTACCTTTACCAGAGCTTACAATGCTCTTAGTGTTGGCTTCACCGTCGCGGTTGAAATCACCAGTGCCAGCACCTGCTGGTTCACCTTTAGGACCTTTTGATCCGTTTTTGTCCCAGTCACGTCCAACTTTTTCGCTGTACTCACGTAGCTTACGGCTTTCAAATGCTTGGCTTCCCATCATTTCTTCACCGTCTTCTTCGTCGCCAAATTCTGGCTCCATGCCCATTTCTGCTTCTTCACCACCTTGGGCTTGTTCTAATTCAGCAAATGCGGCTTCTAGTTCAGCGATGGCATTTTTAATGTCCATGATTGCGCTGTCTTCTTGACCTTCATGACCGTGTTCGTCGTCTGCTGGAGCGTCAAAGTTGTCGCCATCAGCGGAAACTTCACCACCGAAATCATCTGTTTCGTCGCCAGTTTCATCAGCGTCCATCATATAAGAATCTTCTAATTCTTCAGACTCTTCCATTTCTTCGTCGTCTTCTTCTGCAGACTCATCTACAGATTCATCATCTTCTTCTTTGGCTTCGTCCATTTCTTCATCATCTTCAGATTTGGCTTCGTCCATTTCTTCTTCATCGTCTTCTTCAGCGATAAGGTTTTCGTAAATATCTCTTGACTTTTCTACAACGATTTCGTGGAATAATGCGTTAGCACCTTCCATGTCTTCATTGACTAGCAAGTCTAATAGTTGTTCAAATTTGGTTGACATGTTATAAATTTCTCCTATAAGGGTAGCGGCAAGGCTGTACCAATATTTACATAGTATATAAGATTCATGTGGGAAATAGGCTGAAAACTGACGGTTTTGGCCTTAAAGCGATAGAGTTTAACTCTATGTTGACTATTTTTTGTTAAAAATATTTAGTTTCTAACTTTAGAAGTAATGTTGTACGTTATTGAACAGCTTGCTCGGGAGGAGGCATAGCGTACATTTTACGTACTAGACCCATTTCTTCTCTATGTTCTTTACTATGAGTTTCACTAGCTTTTCTAATATCGTTGATCATTTTCAGCGTCAAACGAGTCTTACGATAATCTTTTCTCTTTAGAATATTGTCAGTATCGTTTTGGCTGACGTAGCGGTCATCCTCTTGGGGACCAACATGATCACGGTCAAAATAAATGAATTCTCTTAAAAACATAGTGTTATTTATGCTGTTGGAGGAGGTGCAGTACCAGTGTCACCGCCTGGTGTTGGAGCCATTGCGGCCTCATCGCCTTCCCCTTCCAAAGCTCCTGGTTCTGGAGTAGGCGCACTTAGATCGCCCAAGTCACCAGCCATACCATTAGCGGTAATACCAGCACTACGCATTTCACTTGAAGCACTTAGGTATTGGTCTTCATCAACATTTTCTTCTTTCCACTGAGTAGCGTTTTGTGCAATTTCTTCTCTTGTCAATCCTAAGAAGCGTTCTAATGCAAAACGTTTACTGATAAACGGCACTGCTACCATGGTGTTAAATGTGTTAACACGGGCAGTATCCATCTCTGCTTGACGATAACTTGCAAAGTTTTGTGGAGGATTAAACTTTAAATCAAAGATATTGCTGTCTACATTAATACCTTGGGTATGCAGATATGCTTTAAATTCTAAATCAAACGGGTCTGTAATTAATGATTGTAATCGTTCACAGTACTTGTTGAATCGTAATTCTTGAATGTACGCGGTGCCAACTCGACCATCATTGAAGTTAGATCCTCCGTCGTCAGACCCGGTAGGTAGATAACTGCTAGGTATGCGTAAAGCACGGAACAGCTTATTAGTAAAATACTTAAGATCATCAATCTCTCCTAGGTTTTGTCCACCTTGCAGAATTTCAACTTTACTGCCACGACCTTCTGCTGTTGTCGGGAAGAAGTAGTCTTCGTTGATACTCAACGGATTGTAACTTGCATCAATTAGACTTTGGCCACCACCGCCTGCACTAGGAATACGGCGTTGATTAATTTCATTTTTAACACGTTCAACGAATGCCATGGCCAAGTGGCTGGGCATGTTACCCACGTCAATATGAAATACTCTGCGCTCTGGCGCACGTTGTATACGATAGATAAGGATCGCATCTTCTAGTAATTCTTTTTGTTTGAATACTTTAAAAATACTTTCCATCAAGCTGTTGCCAAATGGGAAATTATTGTCCAAGCCTTCGCTCATGCTGATGTGAATCACATGGCGTGCATCAATAGCATATTGATTTTGATTTTCTGAGAAGCGACTACTATTAGCAGTTGTCGGGAATGACCCCACCATGCCTCTTGCACCGCCGGCTGCGCCACCACCTTGCCCGTAGCTACCACCAAACTGGCTTCCGCCTCCGTTTTGATTGCTGGGTTGAATAGCAGTTGTACTCAGTGCTTCAAAATTAGGATTAAAGTCACGAATATGATATTGCTCAGGCTTCTTACCTTCGCTTTCATTTACAATAATTTTATCCACTTTAGCTGGATCTACATACATCCAAGCCTGTGTTTCTGGATCACGAACAAAGAAACTGTCGCCAAACTTAAATGCGTTACGCACGATTTTAAACATGCGAATAGGGAATTTGTTTAGTTTACACCACTGCTGTAGATACTTTTTAATGATCTTAATTTCAGTAGTTGTTGCTTGTTCTTTAAATTTAATTTGGAAAGGAGTACCGTTTTCTTCGTTTAATTGACAGCAAAATTCTGCTAGGATATCAAATGCGGCATTGACTTCACTGTCGCTGTCCATTGTATCATACTGTCCGTAACGCTCTAAACGGTTGGGATGGCCAGCATACACATCAGGTAGATAACTAGAATAGTTTGAACGGGTTGGGTTGTTACCCGTGTTCATACCATTGCTACCGCTGATAGGACTATTTTTTCCCGAAATGTTAACGGGAGTAAAGTATTTTTTCCAAGCCAATTAGGTTCTCCAAGTCAGTTATTTACCTTGTGCCAGGTCGGACCCAAGAAAATCCTCCACCATCAGTATTGCCATTAATGTCATCCAAATGACCTAATTGCTGTTCTGCTAACCTACGCTGGGCTTCCATTAATTCAACTTGTTTTCGCATCAGTATTATTTTTTCTTGTTCTTCTTTGGACACTGGCTTGTCTTTTGATTGCGCTTCTGCTTCTTTCTTTTTCTTATCTGCTTCAGTTTCCTTAAACATCTTATCCCAATTTTTTACTAGCCCGTATACTCCACCTGCTACGCCTCCCACGGCAGCACCGGCAGCAGTTCCTAAAATTGGTACTACACTACCAATCATTGCACCAACACCAGCACCAGTTGCCGCAGATGATAAGGTATCTAAGCTACCAGCTAATCCAGGTTTGTTTGCCTCATCAGCTTTTTTAGCTCCGTAATCCAATACCAATCCACCTGCAACTGAACCAAGTCCGCCTGCGGCACCTTTAGCAAGACTTAATGCCCCTCTACCCACCCCAGCTAGAGTTATACCTGACAGCCCTGATCGTATACCTTGCATTATTCGTCCTGCTTGAACAGTTGCTAGTCTTGAAGATCTATTTGCTGGTGC